CGTTGGAATATCGACAACTTTGTCACCACGACGGACCCGGCAGGGAATCTCAAGCCGAACAAATTAAAAGCTACCCAGAAAATAGATGGTGTTGTGGCAATGATAATGGCGCTCGATAGGGCCATCAGGCATGAAACAGCCAAAGTATTATCAGTTTATGACAGGGAAATGCGAGGCATCGAGGTAATATGAAAATACCCTTTTTGAGCCGCACTAAGCCTCCAGAGGAGAAGCGTTATTCTCTTGCCAGCATAGAAGCTGCTCTAAATGCCAGACTGTCAGGCCACTCCAATGCTACCGGCCTAAATGTCAGCGAGTCCTCTGCCCTCAATTTCCCGGTTGTCATGAGCTGCATACGGATTTTGGCCGAAAGCGTCGCTATGTTGCCACTGATTGAATATCGCAGGATGGGGAGAGGGAAAGAAAGGGCCACGGACCATTATCTTTATTCACTCTTGCATGATGCGCCGAACCCTGAAATGACATCGTTTACTTTCCGGGAGACACTACAAGGGCACCTCTGCACCTACGGTAATGCTTATGCAGAAATCCAATGGTCTGACAGCGGGGAAGTGAAAGCCCTGTGGCCTTTGGCACCTGACAAGATGCGGGGCATAACCCGGAAAGACGGGGAGATATGGTATCAGTATGGGCTTCCCGATCAGTACGGCAAGGATGTTTTGATTCCATCAGTCAGGATGCTTCATATCCCATTCATGGGATATAACGGTATCTCTGGATACTCTCCGATATCGCTGGCCAGAGAAGCGATTGCCCTTGGAATGGCGCAGCAGGAATATGGCGAGAGATTGTTTGGGAATGGGGCGAGGCCAGGTGGAATCCTGACGGTTCCTGCTGGCATCACGATGGGTAAGGACGGCAAAAAACTACTAAGAGAATCATTTGAGACCCTGCACAAGGGGCTCGAGAATCAGCACCGGGTAGCCATTCTCGAGGACGGTATTACATGGCAGCAGGTAGGATACCCGCCAGAAGAGAGTCAATTCCTTGAATCACGGGACTTTCAGAAAGGGGAGATTGCGGCGTGGTATCGTATCCCTGGCCACATGGTAGGTGTGAAAGAGGAATCGCACACCTACGCTAATATTGAGAGCCGGGGGATTGAATTTGTCACGTACACTCTGTTGCCGTGGCTCAGGAGATGGGAAAGCGTTCTGACCCAAAAGCTGCTATTACCATTCGAGCGGGAGTCCTATTTCATCGAGTTCCTAGTTGAGGGGCTGATGCGTGGGGACAGCGCAGCAAGGGCGGCGTTCTATCAGGCGATGGTCAATCTCGGAGTCTATTCGCAGGATGAAGTCAGAGAGATCGAAAATAAGAACCCAATCCCTGACGGAAAAGGGGCAAAGCATTGGGTAGGATTGAACTTGCAATCGTTAGAGGACTACGAGAAGAAGCCTAATGTTAAGGCTCCTGAAAAGGCCCCAGCGGATATAGCTAGAGCGTTTGACCCCGTGTTTCGGCAAGCGGCCCAAGAGATTGTAGAGAAAGAGGCTAGGGACATTGAGAAGGCCCGAAGGAGGGCAGACTTCGGCCAATGGACCAAGGATTACTACGCGACGCTACCGGAGACCATAGAAAAGAGAATGGCGGCTCCCGTTGAGGCGTTGGCTATCGCAATGCCAGAGGTAGGCGCTATGGAGATTTTGGGGCATCTGCGGACGTGTGCGCGTGACTACGCCAATTCAAACCGTGCAGCGCTTGAGGCGGGCAACCAGATAGACGCTGAGAAGGCGATTGGAAGTCTGGCGAATCGTTGCCGAGACTTACCGAGAAGTTAGCTCATGTGCCAATGGCACAAGGAGTAACGAAAGCCGTTCAGAAATGGACGGCTTTTTGTTTGGGGGTGAACATGCCAAATGAATTCAGAAGTTTTCCATTTGAGATCAGAGCAGAGGGTGAGGGGAAAGAATCCCGCATCGTCGGTCATGCGGCCATATTCAACATCTTTGCCAATATCTGGGATTTCAAAGAGCAGGTAGCGCCGGGAGCCTTCAGTAAAAGCATAGGGCAAGACGATATCCGGGCCCTGTTCAACCACAACCCGGATTTTGTTCTGGGTCGCAACCGGGCCGGGACCCTGAAACTCTCAGAGGATGAGCGCGGGCTTGCAATTGAGATCACCCCGCCGGACACCCAGTTTGCGCGTGACTTAATCGTGAGCATGAAAAGGGGCGATATATCACAAATGAGCTTTGGATTCCGGGTTATCAAAGACGAATGGGATCAGGGAGCCAAGCCGATGGAGCGGACCTTGAAAGAGGTCCAGTTGTTTGACGTATCGCCGGTGACATTTCCGGCCTACCCGGAAACGGACGTATCCGCGAGAAACTACAGACCAGAACCGCCGAAAGCGCCGGAGGGCAAGGGGCCGGAGGTTATGCCTCAGACTCCTAGCCGTTTGGATGAGATAGAGCGGGTGCGCTGGTCTTTAGGAATTTACGCATAAATCAAAAACAACGAGGAGAAAAAAACAGATGCTTAAGGTAATGGAGTACAGGCGCAGAATCAAGGCCCTCCGCGATGAGGGCAACACCATTTTCGCAAAGAGTCAGGCCGAAAAGCGGACCCTGGACGATGGCGAAAAGAGGCAGATTGAGGCTATCAATGGCCGGATCGATTCCGTTGAGCAGGAGATGGACCACTATATCAAGCTCAATGGTATCTCTCCTGAAGCTCTGCGATCGGACCAGATGCGGCCTGATGTCGGGGACCATGTTCCGGACCGGAAGAAAGAGAAGAGAGCGGCCTTCTTTAAGGGCTTGCGTGATGGCCGAGCCGCACTGAACAAAGAAGAGAGATCGCTGGTTGAGGATGCCAGCGGATTACTGATGGTGCCGGAAGATTTGGAGGCGCAAATATACCGCTCACTGCCTCAACTGAACGTCATTCGGCAATTGGCCACTGTGCGGACTACCACGCGGGACAAGGTGCGAAGACGCTCGCTGACTGAGCTTTCGGTCGGATGGGGCAAACTGGAAACCGGGGCCCTGATTACCGAGTCCAACATGACTCCGACTCAGGACTACATCTACGTGGAAGACCTCTACGGGATCACCAAGGTCGGTGAGGACGAATTGCAGGACACGGACGCTTCCTTGGAGGCGGTCATCGCAGATTCGTTTGCGCGGGCCATTGCCGATGCCGAGGCGAAGGCATTTGTTATCGGAACCGGGCATACGTATTCCCAGCCTGACGGCGTGACCTTGGACGCCACTGTGATCAGCACTTACACCGACTTGGACACCGCCGACACGATGGTGCCGGATGACCTCATCGACCTGGAGTATGCGCTCCCCGCCGGCTACCAAAAAGGCGCATCGTTCATGTTGCATCCGTCAACTGAGTTGATGGTGAGGAAGGTCAAGGGCACCAGCGCTCCGTACTACTGGCAGCCGTCCCTCATGGTGGGGATGCCGAGGCAGTTTGACGGATTCCCTGTCTATAACTCCAGTGACCTCATTGTCCCTGCTTCCACCAACACCGACAGATCGATTGTCGGGCTGTTCGGTGACTGGAAAGCCGGTTACGTTATCGTGGACCGGCTGGGGATTACCCTTCAGCGGTTGAGCGAACTGTATGCCGAGAGCGGGCTGGTCGGGTTCAAGGTTCACTTCCGCGTCGGTGGCGGTGTGGTTCGGCCTGATGCTTTCCGGGCACTGGACAACAATACCTAGCAGAGCTAGGGAGAAACAATTTAGGGGAGGGGAAACCCTCCCCCTTCTAATCAAAAATTAAAGAGAGGTAACGAAAATGGCTTTAACAGAATTCCTGGCTTTGCCTGAAGGTGGCAAGTTCGACGTATACGCTCCTGGGATCGGTGGGGGGGTTATGGATGTGGGATCCGGCACCCCTTACGCGGTGGATACCTACCAGAAATACCCGGTAGGCACTATTCTGCGGCGTGGGTTCAAGACGTTTGTCTATTGCTACGCGGGCGGGGATGTGCACACGGAGGTTATGGCATACAAGAGTAAGAAGACGAACGCTTGCGCTGTTGCGCCGACCCAAGCGACCGCCGCCGCACAAGCGGCTGCCTATGACGGAGAGACCTTGGCGGCTGGCGCGGTAGGGAGCCGGTATGTGACGGTGACTATCGATAGTACTATCGGACACCTGGCGACCGGCCAACTGTGGGCAAACGAGCTGGCCGGCGGGGAGATCGTCATTGGGAATGGTTCAGCCCAGCATCCGCAGCGCCGGACAGTGGTGTCCCATCCCGCACTCGCTGCCGCAGGCTCGCTGACCGTCAAGCTTGACGCACCTCTGGCCAGGGCCGTCACGGCGGCCACGACCACCATTGAGAATATGGAGAGCCCATTCACGTACATGAAGGCCGACAACTCTGGCGGCGAGTATGTGAGCTACCTCGGGGTCGCTACCGAGGAGGCTGTAAGCGGTGAGTGGTTCTGGCTCCAGACCTACGGTCCTGCCTGGATAACCAGCGATGGCAACACTTGCGACAGCGCAATGGACAGAATGATTGCTGTCGTTGGCAACGGGTCTGTCGTATCCAGTAACGATGTGACCGTGGAGAGCGGATGCCAACTGGTGGGCTATGCCCTGGACACGTCATCGAGCGGCGCAAGTAACGCCCCGATGGTATTCCTTACCCTGATGCGATAACCGAGCAAGGGGTGGAGGTAGTTGCCTACCCCCACCCCTTCACTGAGGTGAGCTATGCCAATCGAAACACCCAAGCGCAAGATCATGTTCATAGATAGTGAACCCCCTGATGGTAATAACTATCAGTATTGCGGATGGACAGACACTGCCACGCGGACTGTGAAGGTTTACGAGTCCGGGCAGTGGGCAATCAAGGCCAACTTAGCAGATGAAACGGACGGCTTCACCGGAGATATCAAGAACGGGAAAGAAACCTTTGTTTTCAAAAACGGGCTGTTAATCAAATACGGATAACCATTTCGGCCCCTGTTCTGGGTGTCCTCCTTCACTCAGGGCAGGGGCCTAATTCTAAGGAGGGATTTCATGGAGTGCAAGTGCAAGTTTTTCAACTGGGTAAATGGTGAGCTTGTGTGTAGCCAGTGCGGCAAATCGGCTCACACTCGTTCTCAAGCACCGATTGAAGATAAGGCTGAATCGATTCC